CGGGCTTCCAGCGATTGAGCAGGCACTGCAAATCTTCGGGAACGCCCATGCGCAGGTGTGGATCAATTCCGGCTTGACCGCTGGCGGCCCGGAACCAAGACACCGAGACTTGGCCGACGTTTGCCGACCAGGCAAAGCGCATTTCCGGCGGACCTATGTACCAGCGAAAATTCTTGCTAGTGTCGAGGGTTCCGTCAGCCTTGAGCGGACGGGTCTCGCCCGCTTGACTGACGCCAGCCATGAATGGCGCCCACTCTTTGATCTCGATCGTGAAGCCGAGATAAGCCATCAAGTCGGTGAAGTATTTGCGCGACTGGCCGCCCATCCAAGTCATGTAAAGCACGAGCATCTTCTGGCGCTCGGCGATCGTGGTGGCCTTGGGAAAGCAAGGATCAGGCAGGCCCCAAGCCCGCTCCCAATCCGGTAGCAGCTCGATGGTCTTGCGCGGGTCGCTCTCGCGTTCCAGCAGGTCGGCGGCGCGCCCGTCTACATAGCCCCAAAAGTTGTTGAGACCTTTCTTGACGTAGTAGGCGACGCCTTCACTATCGCGTGGCCACGCAATGCCCCACGGCAGCAGGCTGATAAATGCGGACAGATAATCCAAGCCCGACCGGCGCATATGCCGGTCGCGTGGGATAAGCGGATTATTCGGATCAGCTGACATAGACGATATCGCCAAGCACTGCCATATGGCCCATGCTCTCCATTACGTCGTCGGTGGTAGTCACGAGGCTGAACGAAACGACCCCGGGCGCATTCATAACCGCGGTGTACTTCCAGGCCGCGAAGATCGTCTGGCCGGGAGCGGCGAGCGCAAACAGCAAGTCGTGCAAGGACTGCTCGATGGCGGCGCGGACATCGGGAGTGTCCGGCTGCAGGTCGCGGATAAACACATCAATCGTATGCTTGACCGGAGCGAGCACCCAGAAGTCCTTGACCGCAACCGGGCGCACGGTGTCGATGTAGGCGGTGTCCCGCTGCAAGTCCTGCTCGGTCGGCCAGCCATCGTCATCGGCGCGTAGGTCGTCGAGCAGAACGCGGACGGTGACCGTGCCCATTCCCATCTCGTTTGGCGCGCACCATGCCCGGGTAACTCCGGGCACGGCTTTCGCCCAGCGCACATAGTCATGGGCTGCACCACCTTGCGGCGGTTGCCGGATGCGCTCCAGAACCCGAATGCGCAGGTTGTCGTCGCTCTCGGTTTCCGTTCCGCCCTCGAGCAGGAGGACCTCGGTGGAGGCATCGACGCCAAACGGCGGGTTGATAAAGTTCAGATTAGTACCGGCGGGCAGGTTACCGGCCGAGCCTGGGTCCAGCGCCCGGACGGTGACCGGAGTTGGCGCGCTATCGTAAATCGTGACTTGCTCCAACACCTCAAATTCCTGCTCGCTGAATAGCAGTCGAGCTCCCACCGGGATGACCGCGCCGAACCGGGTTGCGGTAGCGTTGACGGTCCCCTGCGCTAGCGTGGCGACCTTGCGTCCTACCGTGCCATCGGCATTGACTAGCCAGATGTCTCCATGGCGGTCGAGCCATTCGCTCTCGGCGGTGTCGGGCATCAGCATGCGCGACACCCACTCGATGAAGCGCAGCACCAGATGGCAAAGCCCGGCCTGCGTATCGGACATCACGCGCAGGACGTTGTTGCCAATCAGGATGGCACCGGACAACGCCGACGTTACCTCGTCGCGGACTAGGACGCGGGTTTGCTTTAAGGTGGGCGTGTTCCATGGCATTAGATGGTCACCACTTGATCCCAGAGATACGCGAATTGCATCTGGATGGCTTGCTTAGGCCCGCGGTACATCGTCACAAACACATCAATCTCTTGGCGGCCAACGCGTGCAGCTTTGACATCAACTGCAGTAGCGATGCCGCGAATGATGAAAGGTCGCAGCGCCTCGCGCGTGTACTGCTCACAGCGCATGACGGTAGAGCCTTCGATCGAGTTGGCATCGGTAATGCCTACTCGCATCAGCAACCAATTCTTGCAGCCGATCGGCCAGCCGTTCCAAATCTCCTCGGCGTCGAGGTCGCCCCACCAGCCGCGCCGGTCGGTGCTGTCCGGATCCGGCAGGGTGTCGGTCTCGGAGGCGAGTGCGTCGGTCAGGAGCGCCACCCTAACTGCGGTGGCTAGCTCCTCTTCCTCGCTCAGGCCTTGCGGTGATTGCAGCCAGTCTGTCAGGGTGCCGGGCAGCGCACCCTGCTGCTTCATCTCGGTTAGGGAGTTCATCCCCTTGAGAAGGATATCGACCATCAGATGGAAGCCTTACTTAGCGCGCGAATGGTCCCTCGGCAGAAGGCCGGGTGCACGATCTTGTTGTCGGCCACGATCTCGTCGTAGCGCGAGGCATCGGAATAGATGCGATAGGAAGTCGCCAGTGCCGGCATCGGGCTGAGGTAGTACCAAAGAATGCTTGGCAGCGGCATCGAGGTCTGGGCGAGGAAGCGTGCCAGTGTCGCGGCTAGGTTAACCAAGTCCTGATAAACCAGATTGTCGGCATCGTCCGCAGCCATGTCCTTGGCTAGGTCGAAGCTGGTCTTCATCCGGTCCTGCATAGCCTCGATGTCGTCGCGGCTTTCGAAGGTGGTGACAGCAATGATCTTGCATTGCGACGAGAGCGCATAGAAGATGCCGGACTGCGCCGTCCATAACGCGCCCAGCGTTTCCGGGTCTTCGGAGCGCAGCTGGTCGAGTACCGGGTCGAGCTGCGTTACCGTGATCCCAGCCTCGACGGCAGCATTGAAGCAGGCCAGCATCCGGTCCGGCAGCGTGCTATCCTTAACCGAGGCCGCCACATGGGCGTTGAGATCGCCAACGCGGGTGCGCAAGTCCGAGCCTTCGCGGCCTTTGTTGGTAGCAGTAAAGCTGATGAGCTTTTCGGTCATCCGCTGAATGATGGCGGCGATCTCCGCATTCATCAGCCGCACATTATAGCGGACTTGCAAATCAGAATTGATGATCCCGCCCGGCGGTTCCGGCGGAGTGAGGACTGGGTCAGTCATCGCTAACCCTCCTCACGGATTGCGCCCGGTCCGGAGAAGCGGCGGATCGCGGCCGGTCCCGGCGTCAGGCCTTGGCGGCCACCGATGCCGGCAGCACCGGTGTACTGGAATAACTTCTTGAACGAGCTCACCGTGGTGATATCAAACTTGGCGGTGGCCTGCTGCAGCAGCGCCTGGGTATCCTCGGCAACCGCGCGCGGGGCTTCGCCCGCCTCCACGAACGCCAAGTCAAACTCGTAATAAGCACCCTTCTGCCGGCTCTCGGAGATGCCATAACGCTCCACCATTACCATCATCGGCCCGCCGGAACTGGAGCCGTCCCGGCCGCCGCCGTAGGTCATCGAAAGCGTTGGGTGGATAAGCTCGCCGGGGCCGTCCATTTCCAAGGCCTCGACCAGCGCATTGCGTTGCGCTAGCAGGTTGCCGTAGGGCGCGCCGGGGCCGTGGTTTAGCTTGCGGTCGTTGAGGATGATGTATGCGCTAAACTGCCAGTGCACGGCCTCGCGTCCCATGTCCTCGGCATAAGGCAGGTTGCGCTTTGGGTACTGATGCACAACGGTCCGGCGGCCCGACGAGCGGCCACTGCTCTCGACGTGGAAGTACACGCCGCGAAATGACGCCATGCGCAGCGTGTCGCGCCACTCATTATGGACGTCAATGATCGCGCTCATTAAGACTTATCCTTCTCATCCTGCTTAACGAGGATCGGGACCGTCGCCCAGCAGCCGAACTCATCAACCCAAATGCGCATATCCTTGCAGCGAATATGGGTGTGCTCCTTGTCCACCAGGAAGGACTGCTTCTCATCGCCATAAAATCCAACGACCTTTTCCCCGGTTAGTTGGACGGTCGTAGAGCCATGCTTGACGGTGATGGTATTGCCGCCGCCATCTATGTCGATGAAGGTCGATGACTCCTTCTTGAGAAGTGGCCTTTGGCCTTCGGCTTTCTTCTTCTGCTGCTGTCCGCCACCACCGGCCGGAGCTGACTGCTGCGAGGAATCATCATCGACCTTGACGAGCTGCAATCGGATTTTGTTTTTATCGGCGCGCGTGGAGAGGTAGGCACCGGGCTTCAGGCCGGACTTCTCATCACCGCCCGCGAAGTGCAGCTGGATGCCTTTGTCAGCTTGATGGTAAAGCGAGACATCGCCTTCACGGCCGCCGTGATCTTCCTTGCCTTGGCCGTCCTCGTTCTCCAACATCATCTGATGGCGCGGGTCTTGCAGGTTCTGGACCGAGGGATCGGAGCGGCTGCCATTAGCGTACGAGGTAAGGCCAACCGCACTCTTTCCTTTCGGCTGGTCGTCATCTTCGAACGCGCCGCCGCCACCATTGCCAGCGGACTCGCCGTCACCACCGCCGCCCTTTTCGCCGCCGCCTTTGTCTTCCTCCTCGTCCTGCTTGGCGGGCCAATAGGCAAACCCGTAAGGCTGCACAATCGGCACGCCTTTGGGACTGTCGTTGCGGCCCGCATCAAGGTCGGCGCTGGGGAAGATAGTGTTGTGCTTGACCTTGCGCGTGGTGGCGCGCGAGGAGCTGCCGAGCTTGGCAGAGTGTGCAGAACTTCCGACCGTCTCTCTTCTCATTTAAGGCTAGGTCCCTTCTGGCCCAGTTCATTCTCGAGCTCGAGTGTCGTGCGGGTGCCGCTCTTATCGTCCTGCGTAAAGGTCACCGACTTGCAAATCAGCGACTCGTTCATAATCAGCATCGGTGACTTGACGTGCACTTGGTTCCACGGACGCCACAACACTCCGCTGGTGCGGCCACCCCTCGGCCCGCCTCCGTTGAACCATCCTTGCAGGACGGCTTCCACTTTGATCTGCTCGCCATTGATGGCGCCGTTCTCCGACCCACTGCGCTGGCTAGCGCCACTTTGCTGGGCCGGCATCTCCGCCATACTGACGATGGGCATGAACATATCGGTGCCCGCTCCCATCGACTGGGCAAAGCCACTTCCCATATTGCCGAGCGGCGCGCTAGTCGTTGGGTGCCCCCACTTTTGCGGCGTCGGCGCGTCTTGCCCCAAGGTGAGAAACGGACCGGAGCCGAATTCCATCGAAAGCGTCTCGCGGCCTTCCAGCATATTGACGCCTTCCTCCACCTGCCCTTGCCCTTCGGAATAGCCCGGGGCAGTGCCCCAGAACGCATCGCCTTTCATCGGGTCTACACCGAGCACGATCGAGCGCTGGTTGGCTAGCGTCTGCATCGCCTCGAAGGTCGTCTGCCCGGTTACATTGACGCGCGGGAACGGCTCCATATTGATGCCGGGCTTAGGCTGGAATTGCAGGCCGTATGGCTTGAGCAACGCACTCGCAATCTCGGGATAAGTCTTGTCCTTCATCTCGCCGCCCTTGATGGTGGCAGCGCCGTTCACGGTCGAGTAGGTGTAGGACTTGCCGGTGATCTCGACGCCGTGGGACTTCTCGGTAAAGGCCACTTGCCGGGTGGTGACGCGCCCGCCGATGGCATACTCACCACCGAGTGTTACCGTGCAGTGCGCGCCGGGACGGATCTGCTGCGCCGCGAAGGCTTTCGCAAATGGCGTGAACTCAGAGCAGGTGAAACGGTAGTAATTGAACGCTTCCTTCTGGCACAGATAAACGGTGATCGACTTCCACTCGGTGTAGAGCTTGCCATCGACCGTTAGGACGCAGACTTCCCTCTGATTAAAAGCCATCTCACTTACTCTGCATATTGCTGCTCGGTAGCGCGCTCGTTCCGGTCAGTGAAGGTGCGATTGATGTTGATGCCACGATCGGACGGCTCGAGGTCGCCGTCAGCGGTCGCATCTACCTTGACGCCTTTGGGGCCCTTCACATTGACTTCAAGGTCTAACTGGCCGTGCCGCGTCCACTTGATGGCACCGCCTTCGATGCGCTTGCGCTCCTGGTCCATCTCGGTACGGGCCCGTAGAATGTCCTCGGTCCGCAACACCTGATATTTGAAGTTCGTCCCAGTGGGGAAAACATCGCGGCCAGTTTCTTGTGCACTCTTCTTGGTAGGGGCATAGCCGAGGCGCTCCGCCAAGGCCGCATTCATGTCGAGGCCTTTGTCCTTGGAGCGCGGATTGATTTGATTAGGACCAATATCAACTTGCCGCGCCATGACGCTGGGTCGTCCTTGCCTAGGGTCCCAAACCCGTACCGGAGCGCCTTGCTGCGCCTCCGGTCGGCCAGCGCTAGCCTTGTAAGGAAGCGCCACGCCGGGAACGTCCTGGCCGTAGCCACCGTAGTTTGGCTTCGGCTGTCCCTTCATCGGGCCGCTGGTGTACTTATCGTCCGGGTCGTCCCAACCAATCTGGCTGCCGAGCTGCTTGGAGAAGTTGCCGAACCAACTGCCCTTGACTGAGCGCGGACCAGCTGGCGGCATCCCCGGCGCTACCGGCTTGCCGGCCGCCAACGTTTGATCCTCCGTTTGGTTGAACTGGGCACTCGCCCCACCGCCGCCAAAGCCACCGCCTTTCGTTTGCATGGGACGCGTTCGAGCCTTCTGGCTAACACCGCCGTCGCTGCTGCCTCCGCCCGCTCCACCGCGGAGGTCGCGCAGCACGTCCACAAACCGCCGCATCTCAAACGCTAGCTTGCCGACTTGGTCAACCAAGGACTCGCCGGTATTCTCGGCGGTGACGGTAGTAGTGCGCCGATCCTCGATGTGCTTGCTTCCGACTGCGACATTGGCCGCACTCAGGATGCCGCTCATATCAAATTTTGCATCCGACTCGGGCTTGGTCCTAAACGGTAATGGTCCGGCATCGTCGCCACCGGAAAACCTCTGCGGCGTGTTGTTGTCTTGCGTCACCTGAGAAGGCAGCTGGATCGACTCGGTGGACGGTCCGGTGCCACGGCGATTATTTTCACGCCAGCGATTGACGAATTGGATCCAGCCATCAATCGTCTCTACGAAAGCGGCGAGGTCGCCGGTGAACGCGACCAGCTCCTCTCCTACCCAGGCCAGTATCCGGTCGATGCGCTCCCGCAGCTTGTCCCACGGATAATCCAACAGCGCTTGGACGACGGC